TGGTGTGTTGCAATAAAACACTTAATTTTGTGTCACAAGTTACATTGTTTAACACTTTAATACACATTTCACCATGTACAAAATTTTGCTTGCATTACTTGTTGCCAAATTTCAAGGCGTGCGCAAAGACTGCTTGGATGCAATGGCACGCGGTCTTGCGTTACATTGTAAATCCGAGGATGACGCGAAAACGATTGTCGAAGAACTGGACAAAGCGCAAGTCGATGAATTCGTCAAGGATTATCGCGCCGGTGTGGACAAAGAGGTGTCGGATGGCGTAAAGACAAACGAAGCCAAATTGCGTTCCAAGTACAAATTCACCGAAAAAGTTGAACCCGGCAACGATGACGATGATGACGACAAGGACGGAAAGGGCGGAAAAGGTGGAAAGGACGACATCGCCGCACAAATCAAAGCGGCGGTTGATGCGGCACTTTCACCATTGAAAACCCAGTTGGATTCATTTAACGCCGCCGAGGTAAACAAGGCACGAATGGCGACATTGAACGAAAAGTTATCCGGATGCAAGGACGAAGCATTCAAGGCGAAAGCATTGAAAGATTATTCGCGTATGTCCTTTGAATCCGATGATGCGTTCAATGAATACATCACCGAAACCGAAGCCGACATCAACAATGCCAACCAAAGGGTCGCAAATGAGGAACTGGGCGGACACCAGTCACCGATGTTCAACGCAAAGGACAATGACGGTGTTTCCAAAGCGGTTGCCGACTTTGTTGCCGAACACAAACCGGATGCAAAGGAAACTTTCACCGGTAAAGAACTTTAATTGACTTTCAAATTTCTTTATTATGCTTACAATTACACGCAAATCGGACAATCGTTTTGTCCGTTGCATCGAACACAAAATCGCGGACATTCGCGGTGGTGTCGGTGTGTATGTCGCCGGTCTTGGCGGTGCGGTTTTGCATGAGGGAACACCAATCGGTTATGATTCAACCACCGGTCTTTACAAGGTCGTAAAGACTGCAAAGGTTCTTTCATCCGTAACCACAACCGACACCACCATTGATGTGGCAAAAGGTCATCATTTCAAGGCGGGTGATTATCTCACCACCGGAACAAGCACCAATGGTCAGCAGATTTCAAGCATCGACAAGTCGGATGCATCCAAGGATGTCATCACACTTGGAACAACACTTGGCAAGGCAATGTCCGCCGGTGATGTTGTTTTTGATGTTACTGGCTCAAACAAAACAAAGGTTGTTGCACCAAGCGCAATCGTGGGTGATTCTTACGATGTTGTCGCCGGTGAAAACCTTTTCGTAAACGCATGGGTTATCGGCGTTGTTCGTGAAAGCAATGCCGGGATTGTGTTTGACGATGCAATCAAATCCGCGCTTAAATCCATCGTCTTTGTTTAATCCTTAAAATCATACCATCATGCAGAAATCACTTATGATTGGGTTGAATGAAAAGGACATGTCCGCAGTCATTCGCAATTATGACTTAAAGGATTTTTATTATCCAACCCTTTTCCCGCTGAAAGAAACGAATTTCCTTACATGGAAAATGCTTGAAGCGCAGTCCGGACTGAAAATTGCCGCCGACCTTGTTGCACGCGGTGCAAACATCCCGCGCAAGACACGCGAAGCCATTTCGCGCATCCAAGGTGACATTCCCAAGATTTCCATTTCCCGCGTAAAGGACGAAGATGAATTGACCGAATACGACATCATGGTCGCAATGGCATCCAATTCACCCGACCTTAAAGCACTTGTGGAATTTTGGGCGGAAGATACCGAATTTTGTTGGAACGGCGTTGCCGCACGCGCTGAATGGATTGCATTGCAGGAAATTTCACTTGGCAAGGTATCATTCACCAATTCCAACAACGCATCCGTTGTTACGGAATACAATGTGGATTACCTTATTCCAACCGCGCAGAAACTGGGCGTTGACACCAGTTACGCCGCCGGAACATCCGGTAAACCTTTCACCAAGGACATACCCGCCGCAATCGCCGTTGGCAAGTCACTTGGTGTCAAGTTCAAATTCCTTTTCATGAACACCGACACATTCGATGAATTCGCCGCACAAGACGAGGTCATCAAGAGGTGTGCAACCTATGTGCAGAACGCGACCAATTCAGCCGATGCACCCGACCTTGCATCCGTCAATGCTTATCTTGCAAAGCGCAAGGAAACATTCAAGGGATTGCAGATTGTTTTGATTGACCAAGACATCACCATCGAGAAAGCCGATAGCACAAGGTCAACCGGCAATCCATTCGCCGACCATGTCATGATGTTCAGCGAAAACAAGGTTCTTGGCAACACTTTTTGGAAACGACCTATCGATGCCAAGAAGATTGCCGGTTCGGTTGCCGAAAAGGTTATGCATGGTCATACCCTTATCAAGAAATATTCCGAGGAATCACCAGTTAAAGAAATCACCGAGGGAATCGCAAACCTTTTCCCGGCGTGGAATCTTGCCGGTCGTTCCGTCTTGATGCAGACCAACGCAACATCTTGGAACTTGAATTAACCTATCATGGTGGGTGTCTAAACCGCACCCACCATTTAACAACATTTGCGGCATGACAAATCAAGAATACATCACAAAGGTATTGTCCGGACTGAATGTCACATCCGATGACATCGACATCATCATGTTGAAAGCCGGTTTGACCGGCGCGTCACTTGTTGATGTCAAGGCGTGCGACAATGCGATATACAATCGCATGTCGGTCGTGTTGAAAGGTATCACGCACAATGTATCCGAGGGCGGTTATTCCGTTAACTGGAACATGGACGGTGTGAAAGCATATTACAACGCGTTATGCGCCGAACTTGGCAAAGAAAATATGTTGTTTTCAAGACCAAAGGTTCGCAACAAATCAAATGTTTGGTAAATGAAACAATACCCACATTATTTGTTTGTTGTAACACCGGCATCGGTCGCCACACAAGACGCAACCGGCGAATGGGTCACACCATCGTCAACGAATGTGTTGGTGGGCGTATGCCGCGAGGAAACCGATGGACGCGGTTCGCAGATGTCCGCAACCGATGGAACATTTTTCACATTCACATCGTTGATTCAATTGCCGGTCGGAACGACACCGGTCAAGGTTGGCGCAACGGTCATCGTGACCAATGATGCCGCCGGAACGGATGTCCGGATAACTGGCACATGCAAGAAATTCGATGTGGGTCAATTGCATTGCCGATTATGGGTGTAACATCCAATTTTGACGAAAACGCGATGCGCAAGAATTTCGATGCGTTCATTGACCAAATCGAGGTTCAGCAAATCAAACGATTGCAATTACTGGGTGAAAAGTGTGTCATTGAAGCGCGGACGAATAAAGGTTACATGATGCAGACCGGCGCATTAACATCGTCAACCGGATACACGATATTCAAAGACGGTGTCGCATTACATTCGGATTTTGCCGCCGCCGATGGCGCAACCGGAAACGGTGCAACAATTGGCGTTCAGCAAGGAAAGAAGATTGCGGAACAAGTCGGTTCACAAACGACCGGAATTTGTCTTGTAGTGGTTGCGGGAATGAATTACGCGTTACATGTCGAAACAAAGGGATACAATGTTTTGGCATCGGCGGAAAAACTGGCGGAAAGTGAATTGCCGAAAATGTTGTCAAGGTTAATATCGAACATTAAACAAGCGGCGGAATGAAAACATCTTTTGAACTGGAACGAACATTATATGGTGTGTTGAATGTATCAGCCATCAAGAACGCCATTTCCGGCGGAATATATCTTGGTGATACACGACCGGTTGATTCCGACAATGAGGATATAACCATCAACACCATCACCGTATCAACGGACACATGTCCACAAACGGCGACATCGAATGTCAACATTCATGTCCCGGATGTTGATGCGAAAATGGCAAACGGAAAGTCCACAAAGATTGCGAATCGCGTCCGTTTGAAAGCATTGACCGATGCGGTCATGACAAAATTACGCGGTGCGGCGTTGAATGGGATGAAGATTGTCCCGATGATGATGTCAACCATTGACGAACCATCCATCAATCAACATTACATCAATATTCGCATCGATTGGAACATTCAAATCGATTAAATTATTTTTCATCATGAGTAAATTTACACTTGGTCTTTGTGAAATCAAGGTTGGTGAAGCATCAGCCGCCGGAACAATGCCATCCGGAAGTGGTTTGACGAAGATTGGCAAGACCTACAAGGACACCGCCAAAATCACGCAGGCGAATTCGGATGTCACCGAGCATTACGAAGAGGGCAAAGCCGCACCCGAAATCCGCAAGAAATCCAAGAAAATTCCGGTACTGGAATTTTCAATCATGGATGCCGATGCCGACTTACTGGCAAGTTATGTCGGCGGAACTGCCGCCGTTCCATCCGGTTCAAGCGGTACGGAAAAAGAATGGTCGTATGATGGTGACGAGGTTGTCGCAAACAAGGCGGTCAAGGTCATTACCGAACAAGGTTATGACATTGACATCCCGAATGCCGACATCGAAGCCGTTATCGATGCAGACCTTTCCGCAAAGGGAATTTTCCTTGTGAATTTCACCGTAACACCATGCGCCGTTACATCCGGCAAGGCGTTCCGTTGTGTTCTCAAAGCGCAGTAATTCCAACGACAAAACCTTAATCGCGCCACGATTGCGACTAAATGTCGTGTCGTGGCGTTTTTCATAAGTCACACAAAAAATGCGGATTCCAATATGGATGACGAAAAGAAATTACAACAAGAAAAAGAAGAATTGAACCGTCTAATACAAGGCGGAATCAAATTCGAACTTGAATGTCAAGAATCCCACATCAAACGCGGGTTTCTTGGATTGCCGCGCCGGGAAATCGTGACGGTCAAAAAGGCATTCAAAATTGAAGAAATAACCCTTTCCACACTTGACCGCATTGGCGTTGAATCAATCGAATTGACGATTGACGAACAAGCCATCAAAGACAATACCGATTCCATCGAAGCCGCGCGCAAACTGGCAACCAAACACGCCATGAGGATGGCGCGCATTGTTGCCATCGCCGTTCTTGGTTCGGAATGGGAAATTCCCAAAGTTGACCGGGGCGGAATTGTCCGGTACGAAGAAAACACAAAGCGCATTGATGAATTGACGCGATTGTTCGCGCATGCCATTACACCATCCCAGTTGAACCAATTATGTCTTGCGGTCAATGCAATGTGCAATTTATCGGATTTTTTGAACTCTATGCGATTAATAACAACCGACCGAACAACAATGCCGATTCGCATAGAGGAAAGTCGTATGGATTAAATTCACCGCATGGTCGGCGGGGTGCGATATGCGCGCATTTCGGGTGGACATACGATTATTTGATACGCGGCATTGCTTGGGGTCTTGTCCAAAAAATGATGGTGGACGCACCGGGTTACGATTATAATGCGGATGGCGAAGAAACGATTGATTTGACCCAAAACAAGGACACAAACAAGGTTATGAATTTTATAAACAATATGATGTAACATGGCGAACATTGATGGCGGCGCGTTGTCGTTCAAATCGCAGTTGGACAACACACAATTGAACGCCGCAATTGACGAAACATTAAGACGCATCAAGGGATTGTCCG